AACCTTAGTGCGAACGTGCTGATGATACCCAACTAGAGTGTTCATACCCTTAGGAGCCAAACACAACCACACATAACGCAAGTACATTTCATTAACAATCGTATTCAAAACAACAGTCAAAGGATTACCAGATGGATTACCTCCTGAACAAATATAAACACAATCAATTGCAATGTGAACTGTATGAATGAGCTCATCAAACAAAACACGCCGCAACATTGTCATTTCAGGGGCTTCATCATACATTTGCTCAATAATCCAACAAACCCAATCCATGCATTCAGCCGACAACTTACCATCAAATGATCCAAAATCTCCGGCAAAACCAACGTCTGAATTTTCCAAAAGATATTTCACCATTGCATTCCATTCCAAGGAAGCCACATTAATTCCAACTGCTGAAAAACTTGAGTCACGTGCCGCGTAAAACGCCGCAGTAAAATCCAAACACAAACGTCTCATAGTTATCACATAATCAACAGGAGCTATTGCAAACACACGGGTTTTACCAAGTGCCACTTTTGCAAGCAACCTCTTCTCATCTTTAAGACAATCCACCCAAGCAGAGGGCACACGATTACCTAATAACCCCTGATCAAGCCTCAAATCCAACATCTTTCGCAACATAGGATCGGCAACAGTGTAATTCCTAGGGCTACCAACAAATAACTCCTTCTTACCTGCCAACCGCGTCCAAAGTTTAAAAGGCCAACCGGGTGAAGACTGCATATTAATCGAATCAAAATACTTCTGTCCAACTATACCATTAATAGCCTCATGCTCTGATAAAACACGCAAACGACGCACTGGACGCAACTCCTCTAAGATATCACGAGCAATATCTTCCAATAGATCGAATCGCATAGGCAAACAAGGAGTACCATATTTTTTAATCCCTTGCTCCAACGGTGAAACTTGCTCCAATAAACGAGGATCCTGCGGACTCAAAACGGCAGGCTCTTTCTTATGTAAAATCACTTCCCCATTCCATTGAAATTTATCCACAAAAAGACTAGGAACCAAAGAAGTATGATCCGGTAATCGCAACCTCCACCTATTCGGCAATCGCCCTAATATTTCAAAGCTCCCCTCAGCTCGCACCATTGGTTCTCCAACGTCAAATTTGTCCACAGGCGCAACCAATTCAAATGGACCACTCAAAACACCATCACATAAGGGCTTCCCTGGAAATGTAGCTAATGTCTCCAATAAATCCTCCTGAGTTATCACTTCAGCATAACCTTTTTGCATGGCCTCATACCCACAAATATGCACACCAATCACGCGTTTCGTCAACGATTGCGCGTGAGAAAAAATAAGCGATCCACAATCACCCGGAACAGTATTGAATTTATATTCCCAACTTCGAAGCAACACATTCGATTCATCATCATCCTCTTTATCACCATAATGGTATTTAATACTTTCCACATTTTCCTTTACCAACGGTAAATCATGATACACCAAAACAGGTTTTTGCTTATTCTTATTATCATAAGTAATCAAAGTCGCAGCAGCCCCATTTGGAATAGCTAACTCTTTCCGAGTAATAAAACACCCAACACGCTTTCGACGAGGACGTAAACGTGGACCAAACTTAAATATCAACATGTCACGTGGATTCCCAGAAGCATCCCGCAAAACACGAGCTCGCTTCTCATCAAAGAGACACGACGTTACAACACCATCATAAGAAACAGCCTCAATCATTGCGTTATCCAAAAATTGTCCAAATTCATCGCAAACCAAATGTTTTGGCATCAAAACATAATCAATTCCTAACGCAAACCCAACTAAACCATTACGTCTCTTCAACCCACGAGCATCTCCTGCACACATCCGTAAAAACAAACAACCCTCGCCCAACTGCGAACGCAGTTCGCGCATATTCTCAAGACCTTCAAAAGATAATTCTCCCCCAAGACCATGTGCACGAGCGGTTGCCTGCACCACTTGTCGTCCTCGTCCACGACGTGCCGCAGGATAATCCTTGGGCTCCAAACTCTGAGCGACACAAGGCTCCTCTGTTCGACGACCAGCAACTATAGCAATAATAACAAAAGCTACCGAGCCCAAAACTAAAGGTAATGCCATAAAAATTTTATACAAAACCGGGTGCCGGCGCTCAAAGTCCTTAATCCCAACATGCAAAGTTTCCAAAATCCTCGCCAAACGCTGGCGCACTGTCAACTGCGACTCACCAGTAACTGCTAAAACCTCTAGATGTTGCCTCGCCTCGGGACTCACAAAAACATCCTCACCTGCCTGAGCAACAACAAGAGCTGGCAAATCTTCAGCATATAACTCCGCTCGCATCAAATTCACAAATTGATTCGAAGCGAATGAATCTATACCTGCCTTACGCACACCGCGAAAACGAATGAAATCTGCACTTACTCTTCGCAGGAACTCACGCGTGTCAACTACATCACAATACATCTGACCCTTACACACCCCAGTAGGCGGCCTATTAACTACTTGCTGCCACTCCAAATGACCATAAACTCGCAAAACCTCTGGTGGAATTTCATCAATACGCTTATCACGATACTCATCTTTCAACCGCGCCTCCCAAACACAATTACGACGATTCCACAACGCTTGTTGCACTGCTATCTTATTACCTGTACAAGGAAATGCTGAGTTAGATGTCATAATAACCAACTGTGATGAAAACGGGGTTGCCTTCATACCAATTACGGGATTATCCAGTGAAGCCATAGGAACCCTATAATCTGCCGAATTAATTACAGAAAAAGCCTCTATAAATTCACCACCACCAGGAGCAGACTCACATTGGCCAAAATCGTCGTATAAAACTGCAAAATGTTGAGCATAACCATCCCAATAATCATTCCCAGTAACACGAGTATACAATAAACGCCGCCTAGGCCACTGCTCTGGCGCCAAACATGCTGCAACAGTTCCCGTAATATGTGTCTTACCAATGCGCGAATCTCCCACAATATATATACAATAGGGATCTATACGCTGGACACCTTCATGCCCAACTGTTTCAACAATGTCTCGACACTCCTCCAAAATCTTATCTGCACTTCGCAACATCGCAAACAACTTAGGATCAGTTTTATTATTCAAAGCCATCTCTTTAAAACGACGACACTGCACACGCAAATCTTCCAATTCACATTGTACACTCTCATCCGTCATTAATAACATTTTTGTTCGCCCTAAATTAAACTTCGCCACTCTCTCAAAGAAATCAGGTAATTCAAATTCAAGCAATTGTTTCCACATAGCCTCTGGACACATTACATTAAACCAAGCACGGGCAGACAAGGGCAACAAATGCAATAACCCTTCA